CTACTTATTTGTAAGTTAATAGCCTCTCTATACTCGCCTGTAGGTATTAATCTAGAGTCAAGATCTTGGTTCATCTTACCTTTTAGAAAGGTGTTTTTAACTTCTGCCATTTGATTTTAGTGTTTTAACCATTTAGATTTACCTCTCATAACTTGAGTAAATTCATTCATTTTAAGGTTTGATAAACGGATTTTAGCGTTTCTAAGCTTAGCGCTCTTCTCTCTTTTTAATCTGTTTACTACATATTCAGGTTGGTTAATTCTAGTCGATATAATTGCATGACTTATATAAGCATATAGAGCCTCTTCAGCCATCTTCGGGATCCTAGTAGATAAATTAGTTGATAAACCATCAGAGATGTACTCTAAAGTGATTATCTGGTCAACTAGGTCTGCTGAGAAAGAAAACTTATTGTCTCTTTCATTTATAAGGAACCATCCATTTCCATTAGCGAATTGAGGGTCCATACCAAAACGAGTTCCTTGAAGACCATAATACTGTTGCCATCCTAGAGAAGTATCATCAACCCCGTTATCTACTTTTGATAAAGCGTTAGTATCCCATCTATCTTCTATTATCGATGTACCTTCAATATTATTAGCAAAATTGTCTTGTGTAGGTATCCCGTCAGCATCTTGAACTGGGGTTCTATAAGGATTAGTACTCAAGCTATTAGGTAGTATCAAGTGTTTGACACCCGCTTGGTCATAGTAATATATATTAGTATAATTAACGTAATCTTGAGGGATTGGTACACTTAAGCTTGATGGTATAGTTAGCTCTTGAGAGTTAACACTCTTCAATGTGTCATAACTAAACTCTTGCATTGCTCTTTTAGCGTGAAATATCACGTCTGTTCTTTTTACACTAGGTATTAGTTTCCCAACACCCACATAAGCAACTAAGAAGTTATTTATAACATCATCTAACTTTGTATAAGCATAAGAACCCCAGTTGTCCTGAACGGTATCTCCATAAGCGTCTTTACTTCCGTAGTTTCCTCCATTTTCAGTTTTTAACTGTATAACAACACTTGTGCTCACTGGTAAAGCCGCAGTAAATGTCACTACGTTGTTTACCACTGTGTAAGCAGCAACATACTCTGTATATGTTAGTACTCCAGCCGCAGCTGTATATAGTTTAAAATTGTTTAAAGCATAGTCGGTTTGGGCTTGATCATAACTACCAAAGACTAAGTTAGTGTCAAATGTAGCTGTGAACTTTTCACCTGCTATCCCAGTGACAGACAAGTAGCCTTGTGAGCCTGCATAGTATTGCTGGTTATTTTCAGTTATTAGACTCATGTTGTATTAAGATTTTTCGTTTATGTCTTCTTGTTGTACTTTCTGAGAAGCTATTTGTATTATAGTAGGGTCTTGAATTATAACCCCTGAGTAAAGTAATATACCCATTATAACATCTACTTGCTCAGAATCATGTAACTCAAAGTTAACAGAGGTAGCTGAATTGTATTCAAACTGACCTAAAGATCCAACGGAGTAATTCCATTGAACATCAACTGGTTTTTTAATGTAAGAAACCTGAACATCACTTATTATTGTCGTAGGGTATAAAGATATTTTTTTATTTTCATACAAAAAGATTGGTTGTTCTTTTGTAGGAGCGGTTAAAGGTGATTTTTTTATTAAGTATAATTCATTCCTTTCAACCATTTGAGCTTCTATGTGGTCATTATAAATGACACTACCTATTCTGTATAAGTCTGTAACTGCAGGTAAATCAAAAAAAGGCGCAGCATATACAGCGTCACCTATTCTTTTGAAGATATCTATTCTTTCTTCAATGTTTTTTACTCTATTACCATACTCGCTGTCGTTTTCTGGTATACGCAATTGTTGATTAAGGTCACTCATGTACTTTTCAAATATCCCTAATTGAACCTGAGTACCTACTTTATTGAACTCATCAGGTGTTATGTAACCTCTTTGTTGTTGATTGAGTATCAATAAGACAGTTTTATATACTGTATCTACGTTTATTGCCATATTATTTTTTTATTATAATAGTAACCGGTCACGATTTGTAACCGGTTATTATTAATATCACATATTATTTTAATTTTTTCTCTATAGACTTGAAGATTTGAACACCTTCATCTGTCTTAAAGAACGCAGCAAATGCTGAGTAAGGGTTTTCATCGAAAGGAACTGTCATTAGTTTCTTTCCGTTTGCCGCCCATGTAAATGATCTTTGATCATCAGAGAGTTTAATTATCTTAGCTTCAGTTGCTTTAATAGCAAAGTTTCTAAGCTGTACATTATCATCTTTAGCTAGCTCCATGAATAACTGAGGAGATTGTCTAGCAAATAAAAGTAAATCACGTTTTATTTCTTTAGAAGACATTGTAGAGACTTTAGAACCTAGTTCTACTCTCAATAATGCTTCAGCGTGGTCTATTTCCATTGTTCGAGCAACGATTAAAGCGTCAATTTGAAGATTCATAGTGTCTAATTCATCTTCAGCAACTACTATTTGATCGAATTCGTAATACCTAACACCTTTAGCAGGGTGGTATAATGATAATAATTTTTGTAAAGCTTGGTTTTCTTTGGTAACAACCATAGATCCGTCTTTAAATAAAATAGTGCCTAATGTAATTTCTCCATTCTGCTCGTCTTTAAAAGGACTAATCATGTTTGTAGCGTATCTAAGCTCTCTCTGTAAGTTGTTTTGTTGGTCGAACCACAACATAGGGTATTTTAAACTATGTTTAGATGGTATTCTAAGAGTTAACGGTATATTGCCTCCTCTAACCATGTATGTTCTGTCTTTTATTTCCCAGTTAGCTTCTAGAGCTGGGGCTACTTTTGTTTTTGTCATAATAATATAATATAATTAAATAGTTTATAAGAGTAATAATTACCCCCGACTTATTGACGAGGGTAATATTACAATAATTTCAATCTATGCAGCAGCGAATAACACGAAGTTATTAGCACCTTGCACACATAAACATCTTTCAGATAAGAAGTTTACTTCCATTGCATCTAAATCAGAAGTATAAGCACCACCAACTGAACCAGTTAACCATGATTTCATTCTTCTGTCATCAGCTTGAGAAGCTCTATATCTTACGTGTAAGAAAGGACGTCTAATGTTTGTTCCTAATGTTTGATCATAAACTGTAGAAGTTCCAGCAGGAATCAACATACCGTCGATTGCATAAACAGGAGCAGCAACAGCAGCAGCGCTTACAGCACCTCCACGAGTAGAAGCATCGTTTAAGTATTTCCAGTCAGTTTTATAGAAGTCATAAGAACCTCTTCTGAATCCTGAGAAACCTAAGTTCAAAGCCATATCTTCAGAGTTTTCGAATAAACCATAAGCAGTTCCTCCGTTTGCTCCAGCAGAAATACCAGCTAACATATCATCAAAGCTTAAAGATGTTTCTCTATTTAAGAATAACATGTTCTCTTCAATTGCTCCTTGAGTATCTAAATTCTTTAAGATAGAATCAAAAGCAGCTAATTGTCCAGCTCCAGCATTGAATCCAGCTTCTACGTTTCCACGTGCATTAACAGCAGCAAATAAACCTTCGGTTCCTTTGTATCCTGCAGCAGCAGCAGATCCAGCTCCAGCTCCACTAGCTTTTTCACCTTCAATAACACTCATTTCTAAGTAGTCTTCAAAACGTAAACGAGTTTCTGATTCAGCTTTCAAATACCATAAGTATCCTCCAGTTCCATCTTCAGTAGCTACTTCAACCCATCCAACCTGAGCAGTGTCAGATCCAGATACAGTATACTTACTACGGATGATAATTGGTGAATTAGAGAACTGAGTGAATTCAGGGTCTACACTTACATATCCATCAGTGTTAGCTGCAGAGTAGTTAGGAGTAGAAGATCCTTTTCCATATTCAGAACCATATACAAAGATTTTTACTAATACACCTAAACCAGCTAAAGTAGCAGTTTTATATGGTGCAACAGCTAAAACTCCTGTAGCTAAGTTAGAAGCAGTAACAACCGCTTTAGACTCATTTCCAGCAACATCAACGATAACGATAGTAGCTCCAACGCTAATAACATTCTTTACGTCAGCAGCAATAGGAATAGTTAATCCATTTACTTGATCATTTGCTACATCAGTATAAGAGATGTGCAATCTATTTTGTTCAGACCAGATTACTTGGTCAGAAGTCATTGGCATTTCAGCTCCAACCATACGTAAGAATCCAGATAAAGTTCTGTTTCCATAACGCTCTACTTCTTGTTCGTAGATCTCAGGTAAATATTGTTGAGCAAAAGTGTCAGTGTCACCAGCTGCCGCTCCGTCGTTAAACTTTAGGTAGTTGGTTTGTAATAATTGTTGTGATTGAGACGGGACAATGTCACCGAATAAAGGACTTACAGCCATAATTTTCTTTTTTTAATGTTAAATTTTAAATTTTTTTACTTTTAATCTTGAAGAGTCAACGCCTCCAACCGCTTTTACTTTTATCCCGTTAAAGAATACTTCACCTGAAGCCGTTTTCCTTGGCTCGGTTGTGATATTCTTAGACTTCGCCATAACTTCTTTTACGCTATCGGCTTTACCCTGTTCGTAAAAGTGTTGAGCTATGGTATCAGCGTTTCTGGCAGCGAACAAAGCTTTGTGGTAGCTTTTTGCATCAGAAATTTCACCTTCTTTATTTAGGAACGTCCCAATGAAGTTTGAAATATCAGATTGTGCATCTGCTACTAATGAAGGGTTCTTAACACTGTACCTAAATTTTTTCTCTCCTACGTTGAAATCAAAACCTTTGAAATCGCTATTGAAAAGATTTTTAGTTACATTTTTAAAATCTTCATGTTTAGTTTTGTTAGCCTCTTGCTCTTCGGTGTGTCGGTTGAAAAAGTCTGTAGCTTTTTGTTGCTCTTGAGTTACTCCGGGTCTCAACTTGATCTCATCGTAGTATTTACTCTTAGTCTGCTCCAAAAAGTCCTTAGCTTTAGCAACCTCTTCTTTAAACGCAATTTTTGCTTTGCGTATATCTCTATCTTCGTCTAGATCTTCATCATATGAAAAATCTTCTAGTAATACACTTATATCTTCAGCATCTAAGTGAGGCTTAGTTTTTGCGTAAAATTCACGAAGTAATGTTTCGTTATTAATATTTGAGTAGTCAGCATTTAACCTAACGTAATCTTCAATACCACCACCCGTGTCCTCCATAAAGGATACTAGTTTTTCGATGTTTTCCGGTAATGGTTTTCCAGTAATAGCCGCGTCACGTTGAGCTTCTTTCACTTCAGCTTTAACTTGAGCTACTTCTTCCACAATTTCCTCTTCTACAATTTCTTGTAAAATACCATCATCGACAGCTTCAATAACCTCTACAACTTCTTCAACAACCTCTTCTTTAGGTTCTGTTAAATTAATCTTAGTAACTTCAGGTATTACTTCACCTTGAGCTTCTGGGGCTGTATTTGGTATTTCAATTTTAACCGGCTCTTTGCTGGATTGTTTTGCAAGGTTTTTAGGTTTTGTTTTCTTTCCTTTCAGAGAGAAGTCACCTTCTTGCGATGTTTGTTTTGACATAATATAATATAATTAAATAGTTAACTTTTAATGAATCTAAAACCCACCTAGATTAAAACCACCTAGGCCGTCATTCCCTGCTGATTCAAAGTTCTTAGGTAGAGAATCGTTTTGTCTTTGATTTATCAACTCTGATTGTTGAGTTGCTTGTATTTTTGTTCTCTCGTCTTTTCTATCTTCTGCTTCTTTTCCTTTAGAAACTTCTGCATTAGCGTTTATCTGAGCTAGTTGCATGTTGTAGTTGAATTCCTCAGCCATTAGTTGCTTCTTGATCTCAGCTTCCATTTGAAGTCTCTGTACTAAGAATTGAGATTTACCTTGTTCAAACTGTAGGTTAGTCTCTACTAGCGCTTGTTGTTTCTGAACCTCAGACATAGCTGCTTGTTCAGCTGCTTGAGAGTTTGCTTGAGCTTGAGCCTGTATATTCTCTAACTGATTCTGTCTTTCAACTTCTGCTTTTCTCTTTCTTTTAACCTTTAGCATTTGATTAGCTAGCTTCAGATTAGAGATCTCTCTAATATCTATTACATCTTCTAGATCAATACTACCTGTTTGTAGAGCGATTTGTATATTTCTTTCTAATGCTTGCTTATCTTCTTCATCCGGTTCTAAATCCAGGAAGATACCAAATTCATGCATGTTTAAGTCATTTATCTGACCTAGAGTATCTACATTAAAAGAACTTATAGAGTTCATTAAAGCATTTCTAGTTAAAGGGAAAGCTATCATATCAGCTGCTCTTAAACTGATATTCTCAGCTGTCTTAATAGTAAGATACATTAAAGACTTTAATATATGTTTAGTAGCTGTGTTTGAAGCAGCAGCTGCTAGTTTTTGTAAACCAACTAAAGCGTCGGTACCTGGTTGACTACCGTCTCTAGCTTCATTTAAACCTGTTACGTCTCTAATCATCTGCAAGTAGTACTGATACGTCTGAATAAGAGCTTGTATTTTATTTAACCCTGAAGAGCTTTGTAATTCCTGGATAGGAACTCTAGCTCTATTTGGGTCTCCATCCTGTGTTAAAGATCTACCAACAATACTACCTGTTTGGAAGTACATATTAAGAGCTTCTTGTGGATTGTAATTTGTTCCATTACCTAGATCAACCTCAGCTAAACCATCTACATCTACAAAAACACCGTCTGGAACTAACCTAGACAACACCTGTTGTATTTTAAGGTGTGTTATTTGAATCATATCAGCAAAACTGATACATTTGCTAACGATAGACTCTATGCGTCCCTGATACATTCTAGGAGCTGTTATACTATAATTCATAGAAACCTTTGTTTGGTCACTATAAGGTCTAGTCATATTCTCAGCCATTTCCCATTTAAGCATTTTCTTGTGTCCTAGTATTTTAGCACCACTATATAGTACCTCTATAGATCTATTAACTCTATCAAAATTATCACTCTCAGGTGGGTTATAAGTGTCAGGTTTTTCTAAGGCTTTTTCAAGACCTTGTTCTGTTTGCCTTATTTTCCATACCTGATCAGAGTAAGTTTTATATTCAAAGTATAATACCTGTACATTGCTTTGGTCATTGTCTTGACCTTGAGCTGTTCTAGTGTAGTTTACATCACCAGGGTATTTTTCTATCTCTTCTAGTTCACTAGGTGATAAATGAGGGAATTCTTTCTTTAATTCTTGTAAATTAACACTTTTAACTTCACCTACATAATATAGGTCTTCGAAATTAGGATCTTCAGTATAAGAATAAACGATATTAACAGGGTCAACGTAGTCGACTGTAATACCGTTAGATAAGTTGAAATTTGTTTTAGTCGCTGCGATACCTAATACGGTTAAATCATAAGCTAATCTCTTCTTTGTCTCTTCGTACTTGTTAAAGCTGAATACATTTTCAATTAATTCCTCTTCAGCTATTTCTATAGCTTGCTTATAACTAAGCTGCATATGCAACTCTAATTCATCTTTATCTCTTGGTAGTTCTTCAGATGGTATACTTGTTCTTTTTAGATCTATACCTATATTTTGTTGAGTCTCTTCCATCAACTCAGAAGCAAAAGCATCTTGAGCTATAGCAGTAGCATGATCAGTTCTTTGTTTAACAGCATAGGGATCAGATGCATATGATCTAATCTTATACCCTTTGTCTGTCATTCCGTTAACAACAACGTCTACAAATTTAGATAAAACAGCAATTGGTTTCCAATCTAGGTTAAGATAAGACAAATCACCATTTATAGATAATTCGTCTTTGTATTTACCTACAGATTGTTCTCCTCTTGCATATAGCCTTAGGTTGTGAAAATATTGCCAATTACTAGAGAAACGACCTCCAGAAGCTAATCCCCTGTCTCCTCTAAACCATTCATTTTCAATGGCTCTTCCTACAGCGTGACCGTATTCCTCACTCTGCTTTTCTTCTTCACTAACCACTTGACTTGGAAAAGAATTATTTGGATTTGTGTATATATTCATTTATTTTATTATTTTTGAAAACTCTCCGTTGTTGTCATATTTTTTAAAAGATAATGGAACTATTGTTTTAGTCTGTTTAAACACAGGTGTGTATCTATTTTTGTTACAAGCCATTATAGCTAAACCTGAACTTATAGTAGCATCGAATTTTGTTCTGTTGTTGATATCAAACTTAGCCCAATCTTCTAACGTCTCTTGAAAATATAAATCTCCATACCCTCTTTCAGTAGCTCCAACAAAATCCTGTATATATGATTCAATGGCTGCAGCGTGAGCTTGTTTTATATCCTCGCTTGAATTTGGTATCCCACCAATCTCTTTCTCTGTTACTGATAATTTGTTATATACCTTATCCGGTCTGTTCATTGAGAAACCTCTATAACCTCTTCTTTTAAAATGATATAGAAGTCTAGGTTTATTATTCTCACATAGTATTGGCATTCCGTAAAATATACAAGCCATTAAAACGTCTTCAAAGAATATCTCAGCGGTTTGTGGTCTAGATACATATTCTAGAAAAAACATATTAGCTGGAGCATTCTCCATACTAAACTTAGTTAAACCATGTAAAGCTCCTTTAGAACCTCTACCATCAACTGTTCCTGATATATCATAACTATCACAGCCGAAAGCTCCCATGTGTTCAGAGCCTGGGTATTTTATACCATTCTTATTTATAACCCTATTTTGTAGTTCTTTTGGTGGTATCCATGATACCATAAACCTACCTGATTTATCTGGAGCAAAATTAACAGCTCCATCCTGAACCCCGTTCTCCCAGTAGAACCTACCTCTTGTTACTAAAGCCTTATTATTAATATCCTCGTTGTAATCTATTTGTTCATAGATTTTAGTAAGGTTGAATAATGATTGCTTAGCTTCATCTCTAAAAGCGTGTTTTGTTGTTCTAGGGAATTGTCTGTAGAATTCATTCAAACCATCTTGGTCATTCTTTAATCCATCTACTTCATTCTCCCAAAACTCAATAACCCCAATTTTAATTGGATCTCCAAAGCCATCTAAGACTTCTTTTCTTGGCGTATCGAATACAGGAAATCCATAAGAATCAATGTATCCTTCGTAGTTCCATTCCATAGGAATGAACAAAGAATAGAGTCCTGAACTAGTCTGCCCGTTGCGGTTCCGTTTAGTGACATCTGAGTCATTGTATAGTTTTTTAAAGTTACTACCACCTTTATCTAAAGCATTTGATGTTGATCCCATCATGCACTTACCAATAATCCTAGAACCTAATCTAAGACATGTTTTTGTAACTCTCCAGTTATTTAATATATTGTTAGGTCTTTCCCACTTTCCACTCTCATCGTGTACTAGTAGTTTTAATTTTTCTCCATCATAGGAGTTGTCACCTGTATTTTTCCAATCGACTGTCGTATCTAACCCTGCTAATTCCTCCGGTCTGTCTTCCGCGACGATACTCCTCCTTGTGAGCTTTGACGCCGGGACCCTGTACGCAAGTTCCGTCTTCGGTCTGTCCATACCGTCTTGGATGGGCTTAAAGAAGAAGGGATAATTAACGGATATCGGTACAACCTTATCTGTGAACATTTTCTTAGCATCTGCACCTGATTTCGATAGTATACCGAACCTTGCATCACTTGATATTGTCGCCATGTTAACGGTCTCACCTGATGCCATGAATGAAAAACCCGAACGCCTGTTCTTAAGGTATGACATTCCGTAACACCTTGTGTCTGCTTTGCAAGCTTCCCAGAATAAGTAGAATAAGCGGTTTGACTCCCGAAAGTCTGGTTGCCCAACATCAATCTTGGACCACTGCAAGTACATATACTGAGTGCCAGTAATATAAGAAGGCTTATCCTTGTTAAAGAACCAAAAACCTTTTTCACGCCTCTGAAACTCTGTTTCAATATAGTCATACCATTTCTCTTTAAATTCCTCAGAGTAATTTTTCCAATCAAAAATAGTTTTAATACTTTTTAATTCTTTTGGGTACTCCTGAACAACCCATCTATTACCTTCTAGCTTAGCAACATCCTCTTCCTTAGGTAGAGCTATCTTAAGATTTTGTATCTCATATACTTCACCTATTTGACCGGTTTTACTAATAACAATCATATCATGCTCTTCGTTATAACCGTATTTCCATTTCTTATACCTATTAGTTTTACTTAAAACTTTAGGTTTAACATGGTCCTTTATTATTTTATATAAGCTCTGCTCGTACATTACTTAGATCTTCCTTCCGCGAATCCTCCAAAAGCTTTTTTAACCGTTTCTTCTTTAGGTTTTTCATCGAGAATATTCTCCTCTTCTTCAATACGTTTAAGTATTTCGAAAGCATCGAAAATAGCTAGCTTCTTTGTTGCTGCAGCATTCTTAAGTCTATCTGCAGAAATATCCTCTCCACCATCAACTATAGCTTCTTTAGCTACCTTTATAAGTTCCTCAACTGCTTTTCGCCCAGCTAGGATTATATTCCTCTTCGCCTCCTTTGTAGTCATATTTAACTAAGATATCATTTGATTCCATACAATAAAGTCGTTGGTCGTCTACAATGAATTCGAATTCTCTACTAGATTTAAAACCTACAAGGTCTCCTTCATTAACTCCAAGCGAAGATAGGGTTTTGTTGCCCATCTTTAAGATGCCAATGTTTTTTCTCTCAGCATCTAATGACCAATTGTCATTGTTTTTAATAGGCATAATGAAACACCTTTGTCCTAAAGTGTTCCACTCGCCTTTCTTTTTATACAAATAGACCTGATCTAATTGACAGAAATATTCGTTATCGTTGAAAAGTTTACTACTATCAACTGCTTCTCCTTTTTGGTTATAGTACCTTCTAAAGACATTATGATGAATTAAGATCTCATCACCAACCTCGATAGGAGTTTTATAAGCTATTGGTATTTCTTTAACTATTGCAACTCTATTTATAAACTTAAAAGTTTCTATATTAGAATTTAATATTAAATCTGTACCATCTACACTTATTTCATTACTATATCTTTTACCTTTAGGTTCTACTATAAAGTCGAAGACGCTTTTCATTAATACTCTAAGTCGTATTCAACAGATACTGCCATGTGAGAATTAAACTTCTTCCACGGCACTACCTCGTTGTTTTTCTTTATGTATATATTGTAAGACGTATCATCTTCTTTAAAAAGAATATAAGCAATCTCGTGACCTCCATATACTTGTTGTCCTATAGAGTAATGCATAGCGTCATTTTTATAATCAGATCCTATACTGATTTTTCTTATAACACTAGACATTTTACTTTTCTACAGCTTCTTCTTCGATTACTGTGTAACTACCATCTTTAAGATCGATATTTACAGCTCCGTACTCTTTTTCAAGTTCAGCTTTAGTTTCGTTCATTTCTTTACTAGCTTCAGCGTATAAACCTAGTACTTCCATTTTCTTAGATTCTAAGAATCCAACATCTAATAGTATTGCACTAACTTTTGACTGGTGATCTTGGATCGCTTTTAATTGGTCCTCTGTGATCGACTTTACTTCTTTACTTTCCACTTCTACTGTTTTCATTACTTTTTCCATTTTACTAAAATTTAATTAAATTTAATTTTTGTTATTGTATTCTTTATTATTACCTATATGTTTTGCTTTTTCCCAAGTTCTACCTACAAAGTATGCTCCATAGACAGTCATTAGTAATACCTGAAATATTGGTACGTATTCTTCTGTTACTTTAAACTCCCCAATGTTCCCATCAAAGAATGCTAATACCGTGAAAACTACTGTTAAGAAGATTAAAACAGCTGGTCTAATGTTTTTAGATAACCAGCTATCAGACTTCATATCAGCTTCCCAACGAGCAGTAACTTGCTCTTGAGCTTCTGAATCAGCTTTCTCTAATATCTCTTGTATTAGTCTCTGAGCTTCAAGTTTTTCTTCTTCAGTGGTTGTAAGCTTATCAATAACGTTACCAACTTCTTTGATAACACCGCCAGTAAGCCACGTTAGTATCTTTTTCATGCGTTTATTTTGAGGTCAATTGATTTTGAACCGCTCCCTTAACACCTATAGTCTTAGCATTTGGATTAGTCCAAGAACTAACTTTAGATGTGCTACCTGTTTCTCTATTCGTTAACGAAAAGCTACCAGGTTTAATACCTGCTCTAACTTTCTGCTTAGGGAATCTAGCTTTAGCCTCTTTCAAAGTTAAAGGTCTTTTAGTTTTTTTATTAATTGGATCCTCCATAGATTTACTTGTTAGCCATTCGACTCTTCTTTCTAGCTATAGATCTTTCTTTTCTATCAGCCTTCTTAGTGTTACCAGAGGCCCTAGCTTCATCTGCTTTAGCTTGCTTTTTACTGATTGATTTATTTTTTCTAACTGTATCAGCTGATTGCTTAGTTTTAGGTGCTTTAGGTGCTGATGGTTTCTTTTTGATATCGACCTTATCTGTAGGTTTAGTTTTTATAGAAACTCCTTTAGATTCAATAGCTTTAACTGCTTCTACTTTTTTTCTTGGCTTAGGAGCTGTAGAGCTACCATCTCTGTTAAAACCTTTAATAGTGTCATCATACTTCCAGCCTTTTTTATCATACTGAGCTTTACGCTTGTCAGATCCTAGAGCAGCCATTTCACCTTTTGGTTTACGTGGTGTTGTTCCAGGTAAATTATTTATCCAATCCATACCTTTCGAACCTGTTTCAGCTGTTTTAGTATAAGGTTTAACACCTATACCTTCATTAGCCTTTCTAGCTTTTTCCTTCGCTTCCCATTTAGCGTAGCCTTTT